TTTTTTCTTTTCGGCATCTCTTGGTGCGAGTTTGTAACGCTCAAAATATCTCTTGTAGAAATCAGCAATCACACCATCCATGTCCAAATAAATCATACTAATTTTTGGCTTATGCATATTCTCTAATCTTCTTCTTCAATGTATGTAATACTTTTTCTTTATCGTATTGTATAAACGGTGTATATTTTTTGATAAGACGGTGCCAAGTTGGCCAAATAAGGTCATCTGTAATTTCTTTTTCCCATCGTGGCATACAACCCACAATGTCAACCAAAATACAAACAGTTTCTAGTGATAAATCATTCTTCATCAATCTGGTGATTATGTTTGGCCAACCACCATCTATTGATTTGAAGTAATCATCCATAGTCCAAAATTCGGCACCATCAACTTTATCCAACAGGTATATTATATCATTCTCAAAGGTATATGTCAAGCTTTGTTGGGTTTTTTGCCACTTGGTATACATTTCCTCACCTTCGGCACCACTCATATCACCAACCCAATCACCTTTGCCACTTATGAAGTTGGCAATATAGAAGTTTCTTAATTCTTCCAAATCATATCTACGGGAGAGTTTATAGAAGTGGTATTTGTCTTTGCGAATGGTAAAGGATTGTTTGGATACATTTGTCTTACCATGATACTTGAAGTAATCATAGGAATCAGAAGTGAAATGCAGCTTCAAGGCATTCCACAATGCATAGGACGCAAAGCCCGTATTGTCAGTCATGATGTATTATATTGGGAGTTTAGAACTCTTCTTAATCAAATTTAATTCTTGTGCTTCTTCTTTAATTCTTGCCTTCAAGGCAGATGAAATAAGAGTAGATGCCACTTCCACTTCTAAACCTGTTTCTTTACAATGTTGTAAAATGGCATCCATTCTATTGCATTTAAGTTTTAATGCCAGTTCTTCAATCATCATACTAAAATCTTTAATCTCACTTTTTGTTGGCATATTAAATTTTGTTTTCTTTATAAAAAATGTGGTTGCCAATCTGTCCGACTTTCTGTAATTTCCATCCTGGATTTACATAATTGGCATGATAATACATTGCTTTCTGTTCATACATTCTATCATGTGCAACAGCAGAAGTCAAGGCCTTCTTTGCAACAATTACCGATTCTTCCCATTGATATGAGTTACGAACCAAATTGGTGTATGCCTTATTACAGAACCATGAGAATTGGCATACCATTACACCTTGAATGACCGTTTTTTGTTTTACTACACCACAAACGGTACTAGGAAACTTACCAGAGTTTACACGGTTCAAAGTTACTTGGGCTACCGCCAATTTACCTTCAAAAGATTCTTTAGCGGATTCATAATAAATGTTTTCTGCCAAACATTGAACCTCTTCTTTGAACATTTGACCGACCTGTTCCTCTAAAACGGAATTACTTTCGCTATATGCTTGGGCAACAGGTACGAATAAATTGATTGCAATTAAAAATAATGATGCAATGATTAAAAATTTATTTGTTAATTTTTTGTTACTATACATCTACTTCTCCTTTTTGATGTTCGTGCCAAATTCTGGAACGATTTCTCCAATTACGAATTTTTCTTTGTTATTTTTACTTCAGGTTGTGGAGGTGTTTGTGAAACGAATAGATTGAGGGCTTCTGCCTTCTTAACTATATCTGCTTCGGTGGGAAATTGTGGCAACTGAGGGATATCAGGTGATTCTAAACCGGCAATTTTTGCGGCTTCGACCTGTGTGTGCCATTGTTCTAACTGAGCGCTTCTGTTGAAATTGTATTCATCAGATACTAAATTTTGCGCCATCTTCAATAATTCTAAACGAATCTCATATGGTGTCATGCTTTTACTCCTGTGTGTATTGTGTGTATCAGCGGTTTGTGTGTTGCTGATAATTTATTTATCCATTATACAACATTCAATGGATAATGTCAAGCCTTATCTGGTACTCTTATAGTATTGTATGGCTTCAACCAGACCTGTAATGTGGTCCTCCGTCTTTTGGATGAAGATTAGTGGTTGATTATCTTCTACTGCCATAATGATTACCAATTGATGAATTGGTATACCAACCATCTCCTCATACATCAATGCATATGCAGTAGTTTGCCAAAAATAATCTACAATATCTTCGTGTGATTTAACCTTCTTGGATGTCTTGAAATCAATGGAAGATAATACACCATCAAACTCACCAATACAATCGGTACGACCTGCCATTCCTAATTGTTTGGACCACAATGCCTGTTCTTGAAAGTGAATGTTGTTGATGCGATTCAATGCAGGTTTAATTGATAGGAACATTTCAAGAGCATCAGGCATAATATTACCCAAATCTTCATTGTTCAAATATCTCTCACACAATGTATGAACATTAGTACCACGACTTGTCGCTTTTCTGGATACACGATTGGCTTCTTCTTCACCAACCCTCTTACGCCATGCCATGATTGCAGCTTTCTTTTGGGCGCCAAGAACAGTAGTAACAGAAGGTAATTTGGTGCCGTCAGGTAGTGTATAGAATCTTCCACTATCTAAAGTTTCTGATTGTAAATCTTCCAACAACATTGGTGGGCAATAATTAAATTTCATTTTTTAGTCACAAACTTTTGTTTTATTTTTTCAAAGTCTTGGTCGATTTTTTTGTTGTGTCCGGCCTCG